AAAGCCTTTAATATATTTTCTCAGAAAGCATTTAATACCTGACATATTCTGCTCAGTATCTTCTTTTCATCGACGCTAAGCGTTTCAAGCCCGGAATCCACAAGTGACACCCATTTTCTCGCCTGTTCCAGCGAACGCGCCAGTTCCTCACGGTGAACGATATTCGATAGCATCATATCTTCCCGGCCGGAGCCACCGCCGCTTACCGGCGTACCGTCAGCCGTGGCACTTCGGATACTCTGCATAGCGGATTCCAGCCGCGCCATTTCTTCGGGAATGCTTTTCAGGGACTGTTTCTTTGCGCTGTACTCCTTTAGCTTTTCAATGGCCTCATACTTCCAGTTCATTCCGTTCCTCCTTGCATATCTTATTAAATCCCTGTATAGATATACACAATACGCAAAAGATATAAGATTATATTTAATATATACTATACAGGGATAAAGCTATAATATTAGATTCCGCCTCCTGTTTTTCGTTTTCTTTCTCCTTTCTGTACAATCCTTCCCAGGCGGGCAAGGCCGCTTTTCCCCATGGACGAATATGTAATTGCAGCACCGGCTGCCTTCGTAATATCCGAAGAAATACCAGCACCCAACGCAGTGCTTCCTGCTATCCTTGTACTCCATGTTGCCCCCTAGAGAACAGGAAAACTCCCAATCCCGTCGAGCATCCCGGTTTCTTGGCATATCATAAGCAGCTTTGTCTGCGCCATCATCCGAATTTCAGCCGGTGCCCGTTCCGCTGCCGTGTGCAAGACGGAAATACACTCAATCCCCTTTCCCTTGTCCACAGACAGCACATAGGACGTCGCAGATACCGCAGAAGCGAACCACTCCGGAACGTTTCCGTGTGCGTATTTTGCAAACATCCTCCGGAGAATCTTTTCCGGGTCAGATTCTTCCTGCTCTACTGTGGTTATCTCCCATTCCCCGGACTTGGCGACCTCTTTCACTGTTTCGGTCAATTTTTTTGCAAGCATCTCGCGTGCAGTCTTCATAAGCAACGCATCATCAAATTTGAAATCCTGTTCTGCCATTATTCATGTACCTCCAATTCCTTATTTTTTCTGTCACGGTATCTCCTTTGAGCGGCTCTCTGGGCGTGGGCTTTCCTTACCCTCCTAAACTTCGAATTGATAATATTCAAAAATCCATCTAATAGCGTGTTGCAGTTCATCTTTCGTAACGCCGTTCAGCGTTTCAAGGGCTGAAATCTTTTCAATGGCTATGACTTTTGCCCAGATCGGGACTGTTTTATCGTCCAGCCGATATTTAAAAATTTCAGCGGCTTGTCCGAGACTTAAATTTCCGTTACATGGTAATGGAATCACAGCCGGTTCTGGCTTCTCAATGGTTTCCTGGGGAAATCCGTCCATTTTGGTTTGCAAGGTTATCAAGGTAATACCTCCTTCGGCAATTCTGGAAGCGGCATCCAGTGGGTGATATGTCTGCCGGGTTCAAGTCCGTCCGGGTAAAAATACGGTGTACCGTCCACATAAGATTTCCGCGCGCGGCTTGCGACGTGCTTGTACTTATCAAGCGTCAGCACCGTGACACCTATCTCCGGCAACCTCTCACTGCACGGAATCCACCTTGCCCGCTCCAACGCCTCCATACCCATTCGACAAGCCTCATTCACGGGGTCTATACTTTCGTAATGCTCCCGGTGTTCCGGGTTCAGAATTTCAATTGCTCGTTCAACTTTCATCGTTATCCTCCAAACACATTTTTGCGCCGCAGTTGGGCCAGTATGCCGACCTTACTTTATTTTTTCTATTACACCAAGCGTAATCTTCCTTGTATACTTTTTTATGACAAATTGAACAATATACCCCCGCATTCGCGCAATCGGTTAACGATATCCACTGCCCGTTCCGCACCGGCTCCACGTCGGCGGCGGGCAACTCGTCTTCTACAAACTCGGTAACGGTCATATCCGGAGCCTTAAAACCATATCGCAGCATGGCGTCTTTAATTGCCCCCCGGCTGATGTAATCACTCATTTCAATTCCTCCAAACTAATCTGCCCATCAATGGGCGTATTGCCAACCTCTTGCCGCTTTCGCTCCGGGATAACTTCGCGCACAATGGGCTTGCGGCTTATCGTCCGATTGAATGCCCCGCACGCCATCCATCGTCCCGCCCAGTCCGTCGCTTCACTATGAGTAAGCCCGTACACTTTGCATTTGCAAAACACTTTATCGTGATACTTGCCATTTATGAAGTTGCTACACTCCCGGCACGTATGCCCATCCAAAACGCCGAAAAACCGGTGCATTAGAGCAAGTTTACGTAAAGCCATTATAGTTCCTCCACATAACACCAACTCTGGGGTGGGCGTTTGATTTCAACAGGCGCATATCCAAATTTCGTTTTCCGCAACCCCTTGAATGCGCTCAGCGGTTTCGGCGTATCGTAGATTCCCAGTTTGGAAATGTGCCAGCCGTACAGTGCTGCACCTTTTCCGTAGTCCCACAAAGCACCGTCCACAAGCCCAGTCTGCGCCACAAAGTCATCGCCCACATCGTAGATTCCATACGGTTCTGTTGCCGCCTTGATGGTTTCAACCCGGTCGCATACAAATTCCCCTACAACACGCCCGTATGCTATTCCGAATGGGTGCTTCAGCCCATCCAGTGTGCAGTAGATATAGCACTTAAACGGCGTTTCCAAACAAGGCCGGTTCTTCCGCACTTCCAACGTTTTCTTGCCGCTAAGAATCTTCTCCACCCACTCCGGGCGGATGCTGATAAGTACCGCTTTAGCCATTGTCAGCCCTCCTGTTCCATGCTTCCGCAGCTTGTTCTTCCGTGTCGTAAATATACACACGGCCCAAAATCCCGCCATCGCACTCATAGCTTGCAATCGGGCATTCCGGGTTTTCCTCGTAAGCGTGGTGAATCATAAAGCCAAGCCCACTATAGGGATGTTCTCTATATGCCTCATCATGCAGATTCCCTTCGTCATCGCACAGAACAAGGCTAACTTTACCCCCACAAAACGGGCATGGCTTCAATTCGATTTCATCCATCGTTATCTCCTTCCCGCCCGGGTTGCCCCGGGCTTGTGTTATCCAAAATGTCTCCTCGTTACCGCCATAGGGAACTCCTCGATCTCGCTCGCCCATAGGCAGCTCCCTTTTCCGTTCAGCTGCTCCCACAAAAAAGGGAAACCGCCTATCCCATCGAAAAGGCTTGCCATGGTTGCGTCCCGCTCATATTGGGCGCAGAGGCGTTTCAGCACCCATTTCCAGGGCGGCAGGGCGATGGAGTTGCCAAGAGCCTTATAGCGGCTGCTGTCGCTGCTCTCCCGGCGGAGCTTTCCCTTGCTGTCTGTCCACGGGCCTATGTCCGTCCAGCCGTCCGGGAAGCCCTGTAGCCGCTCACATTCCAGCGGGGTCAGGCGGCGCACTTTTCCGCTTTGGACTGGGTAGGTTTCGCTGTCCTCTCGGAAATCCAGGTTGGCTTTCGCTTTCAGCGTGTTGGCAACATCTTGACAGAATACCGCTTGCGCATCGTGCATTGTATTCAGGGTTTTCGCCTTTTCAAATGCCGGGGTAGCCATTTCGTTTACTTGGCCGTTTCCGATACTGTATACTACCAGCGGCACTTGATTCCCACCCGTTCCCATTCTGGCTTGCAAAGAAGGAGAAGTGCCACCGCAATCCCGGATTACATCACAGGCGTGGGACATGTCCAGTATTGCAGGCTTATTCCCGCCGCATTCTGCGTTCAGGGTCGGCGCCTGCTCCTCGCAATATCCGATACTCCTGGCTTTTTCGCTGTTCCCCAGCTTAAACCCGGCGCAGACCGCTGGTCGGTCGATGGTGTTGAGCGTATAGCTCACATTTTCTTTCCAGCCCCTGCCGTTGCATCTGGCTGTGTCCGCGCGGTCTATTCCGTTTCCTTGCAGGCAATAGACTGAGCTTCCAGTGCTTTCCGCAGAGCCTCCGGCAAATCCTTCCCTCGTCTCGCCGCCCGGTTCAGAATCCCCCGACACGCTTTTGCGGACAAATAGTACTTCTGGTGCGGATTGCCCTCCAAAATCTGCGACAAGCGCGATTCTACGCCGTCTCTGGGGCACTCCCCAAAACTGTGCATCGAGTACACGCCAAGCAACGCTCCATCCGTCTCCCATGAGACATCCGCTGGTTGGCCATCCTTTTTCAGGAACAGGAACAGGGGGGGCTTCCGGTTCTGCGATTTTGACCGCTTCTTCGAGGACTGCGGCGAAGTCTTTTCCGTGGTTGGAACTGAACGCTCCGGGAACGTTTTCCCAGACCATGTATCTTGGACGAATAAACTCACCTGACCGTCCATTTGCTCTGTCATGCTCTCTCATCTCCCTTATCACTCGGATCTGCTCCATGTAAAGTCCCGACCGTTCCCCGGCAAGTCCGGCTCTCTTTCCGGCAATGCTTAGGTCTTGGCAGGGGCTGCCGCCAATGATACAGTCAACGATTGGAGCAGTTGCACCGTTGATTTTGGTAATGTCACCTAGGTGGTTCATTTCTCGCTTTCTGCCGGGGCTTTGAGCCATGCCAACCTGCATTCCTCGCATCCCGGCATATTCTCGCAGATATCTTTACGTCCCTCGCAAATAAACGTCCCGGTGCTGAGTAATTTTGCCAGCTCCTCATCCGTCATATTCCGTATTCTGTCGGCGTTGGTCATCGGCTCATACCGATCTTTCAAGCCTTCATCGTGAATGCAGCCGTCGCAAGCCTCCCATCCATCCGGGGCAACTCGGTACTTGCAGCTGGTACATAGCTCATTTTTCATTTTGCATTTCCTTTCTGTTTGCATTTATTCCCCCGAGGGACTTTCCCCCACCGGGGCGGGGTGCAATTCCGCTTCACCGGCCTGAAACAGCCGTACATTTTCGCCTTGCTCATTGAAAATCCTCCATACTTGTCTGCCCCGGTAGCACATCGTACTCCATCCACCAGCGGAACACATCTTCTGCGGTGGTTCCCATGCGCCATAAACCGTCCAGTTTCCCACGCCGTCTGCGTTCCTCTAGCATCCTATCGAACGCACGCAGATAGAGATTTTTGTACTTCGGCCACCGGGTGAACTCGGTTTCCCGGCCTTTTCTGCTAGCCATGGGGCATCCGATACACCCAACCCGGCATTGCCCCTCGGCGTATAGCGGGTTCATGGGGCATTTGGCATCTTCCAGGAAGCCGTACACATCCTTGTCTGTCCAGTCGATAATGGGGTTCACAACCCGTTTTGCTTTCATACGGCAGTTTTCAAAAAGCATCCTTTTTTCGTCATTGTCGTTGGCGAGAATGATGCTTTTATCTTTGGCTGCGCCCAGTTTTTCGTAGATTCCACGATTGTTTTTTCTTGATGCAGATTCAGCCCAGCGAACCCCGGTGCAGATAAACCGCCCTGCCCCCCCTGCTTCTTTCAGAACGGCACAGCAGTACCGCACCAGCCGGGTAGGTGGCATGAGTTTTTGAGGGATTAAGCTCCACATGGAGGTGCGCTTCCCCTTGTACATGGGCATATTCACGGTGCATTTGTAGCCCTTTTCTTCCAGCCGTTTGAACTCGCTCCGCACGAACCGCACCGTCTCCGGGGCATCCGCTGTGGTGTGGTTGTGTTGAAACTCGCAGGGGATGCCAGAGCGAACCGCAAGCTCGGTGATAACCCCGGAATCTTTTCCGCCTGAAATGCAGATAACCAAAGGCTGCTGATACGCCATGAGCGACATATCAGAGGCAGCTTTCAGGCGATCGATTGCCATCTGCTCCAAGTCATTCATTCTCGATAACAATCCCCTCTCTCACCAAGTCCGGGTGTTCGTACCGGAAAAATTGGCGTTGTTTTTTGTGGTTTCCAATTGATTTCATGATGTTTTTATTCCAGTTATCGATGAAATACGTTTCCCATGCCTTGCAGCCGTCCCCGTTGGTGGGGCAATCGTCCCGCGTGCAGTTTCTGCAAAAGGGGCTTGACGAATCGATGTACTGGCCGGGTTTTTCGTCCATCATACCCACCCCTCACAGTCTGCGCGTGTTCCGCACACGGTAATTTTTCCCCCGGTCTTTGCCGATGGAGTAGGCTTTTGCCCGCTCGTAAATCCTGCCTCCGATCGCTTCGTCAATATCCAGCAGTTCATCCTCCGTCAACTCCGTGGACAGAATGGTCAGCAGTTCCGGGTTGTTGTATCGGTAGTTCAAGATTTCAAACGCATAGTTGATATCTGCCGCTGTGGGGCGCTGGGTGGCGTTCTCTGCCGTTTTCCCGGTCTTGAAAAGGTCATCTATGTACAGCACCTTTGCGGTCTTGTACTTGTCCAGAATCCTCCGCAGCTCAACCGTTTCGCCGTCAAATTCGGACATTCTGGCAGCCTGTTTGATCTTTCCAATTTCATCCCGCCAGAGCATATACACCACTTCCCGACCTTCCAGCAGCAGCTCACGGCAAATGGCAGTGCATAAGTGGGTCTTTCCGCAGCCGGATTGACCGCACAGGGCGAACCACCCGGAAGGATTCTTGGCGTAGTCCATGGCGGCGGCTTTGAGGGTTTCTTGCCACGGCTCCGGGGTCTGGAACTTGTCGAAGGTGTAATCCCGGATGATGTTTTTCAGGCCGCTCCGCTGCATCCGTAGGATGGAGCGCCGGGTATCTGCACACTTGCAATCTGCCACGGAATGGGAAAAAGTGCCGTCCGGGTTCTCCACCAACCGGGCAACATAGCCTTTGTTTTTGCAAATAGGGCAGTTGTAGCCGTCCTCTTTGTCCCGGTCGCCAATAGCGCCGTTCAGGGCATCCACCCGGAGTTGGGCATACTGCCGGGGGTCAAAGTCACAGGTAGTGACCAACCCTTTCGCTTTGAGCATTTCCATCAAGCTTTCCATTGGCGGGTCCTCCTTTCATCAGTCTGTCCCAGATAATCCCTGCCCAGTTTGCTGCCATACACTGCTCCATCAGGTCAATGACTGCTTGTTCTCCGTACTTTGCAGCGTTTTTTTGGATTTGGGTCAGCAGCGATTTCAAGCCCTGTTCCTTGTAGCTCTCCCGCCGTTCGGACTTGTATTTCAGCCAAGCGGTGGTTTTCGCCATCAGCGATTCGGAGAAAGAATAACTTGCGATGATTTGCGAAAAGGGGGTAGGGGGATAACATTCGTTCTCTTTCTCTTTCTCTCTCTCTTTCTCCTTCTCTTTCTCTTTCTCGCTTGCGGGTTGCTCTTGCTTACCGTTTGCTTCCGCTTTGCTTCCACTTTGCTTACCGTTTGCTTCCGATTTACTTGCGGTTTGCTTACTGGTCCCGCCGTTTTTCCCAGACTTTGCTTTCCGTCTGCTTGCGTCCAGATTCGGCTTGATAAGCATAAAGGCAATGGCGGCGGCGTCAGACATTTTGTCTACGTCCGGGGCATTGTTAAACAGAGCGTATTTGCAAATAGCGTCATAGGCTTCTGCCCTTGCGGCCTTGCTTTTTATCTTGAAAACCGCCTCAAAAAACGAGCGGTAAAAAGTGAATTGGTTTCTTACTTCATCTTCCATCTGTGTCACGGGGGGCCTCCTCTCCGGTAAGACGAACCGCCACGCATGGGCGGGTGCCGTACCTCTTGCAGACTGTGGCGTCTGTGATAACTGCATCATCCTTGTAGGCGATCCCGTTCAGGGCATCACACACGATCTTGCCTATGTTGTCCCAGTCGGGCTTCACCATTGGTAGAATCTGATTGTCAATCGCTTCGGCCTGCTTGCGCTTGCTCCACGAATGGGGAACGGGGTAGATTGCCGCAATGTCAACCCGGATAGTGCCGGTGAACTTTGCCCCGTGGGCTTCGCACTGGTATGCCCATGCCACCAGCTTTTCATAGTCCTTCGTTTTCTTTGGGGTGTATGTCGCACCGTTCTGGGTAAAGCGGGGGCGCTCCTTCCCTTGCGGAACGCCGGGAATCGTAAATTCAATCGTCACGTTTTCGCTCCTTCCTTTGGAGTTGGCGGTTTCACCTCCCACCGCCAAGGGAAAATGCAAACTATACTGTCAATCTTTTTGGGGAAAGATTGATTTTTCCGGCCTAGAACGGCAATTGTGCGTCGTCGTCTTCCAACTCTACGAAGTTCGTCGCAGGGGCGGGAGTCTGATACGCCGGTGCGCTGTATCCGTTGTCAGCCCCAGAGCTGGCCTGAGTGCCGCTTTCCTTGCTTCCGTAGAAATAGACATTGCTCACAAGAATCTCCGCATGACGGCGCTTCTGACCGTTCTTGTCGGTATACTGCCGGATTTGCAATCTGCCCGTTACTATGGCCATCTGGCCTTTGCGGAAATACTTGGCGGCGTTCTCCCCGGCGGCTCCAAAGGCGGTGCAGCCTAGGAAATCCACTTCTTTCTCGCCGGTCTGCTGGTTCTTGAAATCCCGGTCAACCGCCAAGGTGAAGCTGGTAGCAGCCTTGCCGGAATTGGTTCTGCGAAGCTCCGGGTCTCGCACCATGCGTCCGGCAATGGTGATGGTGTTAAGCATTCTCCGGTACCTCCTGAGGGATGACCTCGCCGGTGGCCTGATCGGCCACAATATCGGTATCAATAATGCCGATCAGCCCGTCTTCCGCTTTGGAATCATCCGCCATAACATCGGCCAGCTGCTTCCCTTCGTCGCGGGTCTGATAATCGATGGACATAACGCCCCACTTACCAATGAGCTGACGGTATACGGTTTTCCGCGCCATGGCGTCCCAATCATCACGCCAGCCCTTTCCCTGATACTCGCCCTTGCGGAACTTCCGCTCGTGGGCTTCAATGGCCGCCTTGCTCATGTAAATGGTCTTCTCCGCGCCGTTCACAAGTCGATAGTAGCCGACATAGCCGATAACCGGCAATTTCTCCCGCTCTGCTTCATCCTCGATGAAGTCAACCACAACTTCTTCTGTCAGGCGATTGTAGCTTTTCAGCTCACCCTTGCGGATATCCACCACGTTGATGGTCTTGTATGCGCCGGTGCGAAGCGCCAACTGGTGCATACCCTTCCAGCCAAGAATGAAGGTCGCCTCCGTCTTTTTTGTTCCGGTGTCCTTCTTGTAGTTCTTGAATGGGACGATATAGGCATATCCCAAGTTCTGGTCGATGGGCAGGTCAAACGTTGCAGCCTTCAATGCGGACTGGATAACGGTCATGGGACTTTCCATAAATGCCTGCTGCATATTCTTATCCGCATTCACCATCGAGACGATGGAAGAAACAAACTGGGGGGCGCGCTTGCCAAGCAGCTCGTCAAAGCGTTTCCGCATACCGTCCCGGTCGAGGAATGTGTTGAGCATTGCGCCGATGGACTGCTGAGCAGCCGCAGCGGGTGTTTGCTTCTGTACCTGATTCTGAATTATGTTTGCCATTAAATTGCCCTCCTGTTGGCATATTCGTATTTTTTATGTGGCCTTGCCGGAGTAGTAAGCGCCCTTTCTGGTTCCCACCCATAGCGGACAATTCTATCCTTTAAAAGCGCTCTGTCTAACCCCGTAATTCTTGCCCATTCAGCGATAGTGTGGGTCTGACCAGCGTGCGAAACACGGTGGTTAGTAGATTTGTTCGCCGCTTGCTCAGCAGCTGTTATCCATCGGCAATTCTCTGGGCAGTAATTCCCGTCGTTATCGATACGGTCAATCGTCAGATTGTCGGAGTATCCGTTAGCAACCGCCCAGTCATAGAAAGTGGAAAAGTCTCTCGCCCAGTCATCGCAAAGCGAAATCCCCCTCGCTCCGTACCTGTAATACTTAGCGCACCTCTTGTCATAGCACCTAGTCTTCATGCCCGTCCAGATTCCGTACAATCTCGTGTTTGATTTCCCGTGTGTATATTTTCCCATACTTTACGCCTCCTTTTTGAACCGAAAAGTTCTGCTTTCCGAAGATTTGAAATAGTTCTGTGGGATTTCTCCATGGTCTTTCTCCCACTTCTTTCTATCGAACGTGGAGCGTTTCTGCGTCTTCCATATGACGCTGTAGTTCCCGTATCCGCCCCGCTCGGCGGTTCCCATGGCTTCCATAATACGCGCCTGAGCGGCGGCTTTCTTTTCTTCCAGCGCCTTGATCTGCTGGCCGCATTCGTCCATGATCGCCAAATCAACGGCGCAACCGGTCAAATCCATTTCGGTGTCCGGATCGCTGGCCGGGAACTCTGCGTTCAGGGCGTCAATGGTGGAATCCATGCCATCAATGGCCGGGGGCGTTTCGCTCTGAACGTTCTCCCAGAAGCTTTCCTCCGCCTCTTTCAGGGCTTCCAGCTCTGCTTCGTCCCGCTCGATGACGAACACCTTGAAGTCAATGCCCAGAACCAGAACCGCCAGATACCAGCGGTCAAGGCCTGACACAAGCAAGTAATGGCAGCACTGTGCGTAGTAAGTAGCCGGGAACTCGCCGTTCTTGAATTTGCTCAGGTGCAGGGCATTGGTGGTCTTGATCTCTAATCCTGCCCGTTCCCCAATGACCAGCCGGTCGTGGTTGGCGTGCGCGTAGGGCATATCGTCCCGGAATACGGTGTAGTTCTCCCGGCGCACCTTTTTCCCGGTAGCTTCGGTAAACCGCTTTGCTACGTATTCCTCCAAGTCCGTGCCAAGGCGTACCGCCTCTTTCTGGGAAATATCCTCCGGGATGACCTTACCGGTTTTCTCCGCCCACAGGGCATACGGTGACTTGTAGGGGTTCAGACCCAGAATGGCGGCGGCATCCGAACCACCAATGGTGGTAGAGCGCAGCGCTGTCCATTCCTCTTTGCTCATGGTCGCGGTTGGGATTTTCCGTATCATTCTTCATCCTCCCGCAACGGCTCAAACCGTTTTATAGCGATACCGCCTTTGTACGGATATGCCCGGTATTTTGCCCCGGGGGGAACAATTCCGCCTAAGCTACCTGTGCTGATATAAAAGCCCCCACCAACTTTGTTTATTTTTAATGTTCTACCAATTTTTTGCGGAATAAAAACGACGTAGTTCTCGCTTACTTTTATCCCAACAGTGTTTTCGCCGTTCCAAAACTTTGTAGCAAGGGCGTTAATGTAGGCAATGCGCCTCTTACCATCCGGGAAACTGACAGCCGGAACATTGACTCGATTGTACGGCCTAATGTAGATATCCTCGAATCTTTCCGATTCGCTTATGATGATTCCGTCCTCCATTATTCCTCCACCTCTGCTTCCTCGTTGAACTCCGTCATGGAATCTATGCAATTCAGGCAGTAGAACTCATCATGCGCCGGGATATATACCAGTTTGCTGCCTGTGATGGGATATCCGCACCTGGCACACTTCGGGAGTACCGCTTCCCGGGAGTCGGCATCCGCCGCCAACTGTTCAGCCTGCCGCCACGGCTCCATGCTATCAAAAACGTCCATTGACTTTCCTTTCTCCATTTGATATACTGTAAATGGTAGAGATTTTTTATATCGCTTGCCGTCCCCGGTGCTGTAACATCGGGGGCGGCTTTTTATCGCCCTCTGATGCACCGTCCGATACCGGCACCCATCAGGATAGCGCACACCCACATTGCGGGGACTGCCGCCCTGTCTGCCAGCAAATCGGCCTGCTGCCACCAGAAAAGCACCAGATTCAGCCCCGCATAGGGAAGCACACGGAAAACACATTCCTTAACATTGAACGGCTTCCGGTTCTCCGGCACCGGCTCCCACCTGGCATCCACGGGTTTATTCCTGCTTGCCATATCCTCACCCCCTGACCTTATGGTTCTTGTGGACTACATCGAAAAGTTCCACGTTCTCATCGTCGAACGCCTTACTTTCCTTTGCTTCCAGCAAAAGGGATTCCCGCAGATGCTCATTTTCCCGGCGCAAGCGGCGGTTCATCTCCGCCATGGTGCGAAGCTGGGTCGTTTCGTTGGGTGTCATTTGGCGTTCTCCTTGTAGTGGCGAACCTCGCTCGGATGAAGTATTTGTATGAAGCCGCTCTTGTCAACCAAGCGGAAACATCCGTCCTGCTGGATATCTATCAGCGTAACAATGTCACCGATGCCGAAACCGTGGTCAAACTTACCGCGCTTTACCGTGACAACGAACTTGTCTCCGATCTTCGGCTTGCTATTTTTGGGCTTATCCTCCTTGCGCTTCTTCTCAAAAAGCCGCTCAACAGCGACCCTTGCGCTCTCCGCTCTGCTGTAGGTATCCTTCGGATTGCACCGGGCTTCTGCGGTCTTCACGTCCCGCCCGCCCCGTTTCAGAGTGGCCGTGGTAATCATCCCGTCAAAGCGGAGTTCCACGGTGTAGGGTTCCCGCTCAGGCTCTGCAAGGCCAGCGATCATGTCTTCGTACCAGTACCAATGCCCAAGAAAATCGTCGCGATCCTCCTCTATGTAATAGTAAACTCCGTTATCGTTGATTCCGGATTTTATGATCGTCGCGGTCTTTCCCAGATACTTGTCCATATCAGGGTTCCAGTCCTTCTGCGGCCTCTTGCTCACAATCCGCACCCTATCCATCGCTTTGTATTTCGCCATAAATAACTCCTTTCAATTTCGGCATTCTGCCGTAGATTTCAAATCACTGCCATTCCCTTGCAAACGCCCGGATTTCTTTTTCCGAATACCCCAGTAGCCGGAGGATTACGCCCGGGTCGGGTTTCAGTGCCGCCACAAACCGGGACAGTGTTTTCAGCTGCATCTTTCCGGGGTCTTGCTTGTATACTCCGATGGTCACGTCTGCCGTGCCGACCGCCCGGGCAAGCGCGGCGTTGTTATTGCTCTGAACCCCTGCGTCGGGGCATCTGCGGTCAATCTCTTGCCAGAAATCCCGCTGGGCGTAAAGGTCGGCATATTGCCGGATTCTAGGCATTTATTTTCCCTCCTCGTCCTTGGGCTTGTCGGCCTCGGCCAGCTCCATACCCACGGCCAGACCGGCGGCGTAGGTTTCGGCCAGCCTTGCGGCGATTTCCCGCTTGTCCACCGGGATGCTGTTCAGAGCCTTTGCCGCGCTCTCAGCGCACCGTTTGATTTCATCAGGCATTTTAATTTCCTCCTTTGCTAAATTTTTCACTCAAGCTGAATGCCAGCTCCCCGATATTTTCTTCACCGTCAAGCCCCGTCGAGCAATTTCCGGGTGGTCGTGCCTTTTACATGGGGATGGATACCCAATACCCAGAGCCATAAAAGCGGGGGCGCTCATATTGTCACGGTGTTTGCCCTGCCATCATCAGCACCGGTTGGGCGGTTCCGGTGGACGGCCTTAAAGGCCGTTTCGGCTATTGATAAATGATTTTTGCCGTGCTACAATCCACTTGAAAGGGGGTGATTATATGACAAGAGATACCGAAAAAGCGTTTGTAATTATCTACTCCGAGTACCTCCGCCGCCGAAGCTTCGGAACCGCCAAGAACCAGGCCGTTCGGTTTGAGAGTGCCAAGATAAAAGCTATTGACGCTTTTTCTAATTGGAATGCCGAAGATATACGGTACTGCTTATGGGAACTTCGCAAGTCCGGCTATCTAGAAATCGATATTTTCGGCAATGTAACTTTGCTGGAATCCGGAATTGGATACATGGAAAGCAAACCAAAGGAGTTCTTTTCCGCATTTACTGAGACTGTCAGCGGGCTAATATCACTCATTTCGGCATTTCGCGCAATCTAAGTCCTTATCCATATCCTCCATTTCCTTTACTGCCTTGTCGAACTCCCCGGCCTGCAAAAACCGGAATCTATCAAGATCAATTTCCAGATTCAGCTTTGCGGGTTCTCCGCCAGCGCACTTGAATTCCATCTTCGTTATTCCCTCGCCGATTCCTTTCCCATCAAGTTCTATCGCAGTCCTGAAGCTGTTCGACGCAAATCTTAATAGTGCCATGTCCTCACCCCCTCCCGTTTTTTATTTGTGTTGACCTTGTAAACACATAATAGCACCGTTTCGCCTCTTTGTCAACACCTAATTTCAAAAAATTTCTTTTCCTTGTTGACAAAGTAAACAGATTGAGGTATTATATCATCAAGGAGGTGAAGCAAGTGCAAGACCGAATTAAACAGGTACGCCAATCAGAAGGGCTTACACAAGCGGAGTTCGCCGAAAAGATAGGGCTATCCAGAAATTACATTGCTATGATTGAGATCGGCCAGCGGGAACCCAGTGACCGTACGATTAAGGATATCTGCCGCATCTTTGGCGTAAATGAAATCTGGCTCCGAACCGGTGTCGGCGAACCTTTTACACCGCTTTCCAGATCGGAGGAACTGGCCGCAATCTTCGAGCGGATGGAAGTCGGAGACGATGCAAAGTCCCGGCTTATCCGGGCAATGGCACGAATGCCGGATGAAGCGTTCCCACCCTTCGTTAAATTCGTGGAACAGCTATATAAGAATTTCACGGAGGAATAAAAATACCGGGAACCGCAGTCAAACGCAGTTCCCGGTATTTTCACTTTGCGCTACTGGCGACCAGTGCTTTGATGTACAATGCTTTCAGCCGTTCCAGCGGTATTTCATCCAGCAGCTTCATGAGTTCCCTTTTCAGTATTTCGCGGTCGTCCTTCATGTCTGTACCCTCCATTGTGTATTTATAAACATTTGTTTGATTACATAGCGTATAATAGCACGCCATGTGTCCAATAAACCGGACTAATTAGAAAAATGCACAAAAATTTTTCTCTCCGTTGAAATTATTTTCTGAGCGTGGTATTATTTTCCTGTAGAATTTTATGGAAAGAGGTATCCGCTATGAAAAAATTGATTGCTTTTTTAATTTGTATAGCCATGTTCCTCACGGGGTGCGGAAACTCTGGTTTCTGGTCTGCGTCCTCACAAAAACCGGCTAGTACCACCGCGACGGACGATAACGGGAACACTACAAGGACGGAAAATTCTGGGGACACAACGATTGCTGAGAATCTTCCATGCGCCATAAAGTACAACGGGAAAAATGTATACCTCAAAAGCGTGGATTTTTACGAACACTATGACGATGGTGGAACATATTCGTATTTTCTGTATTGCGTTGTTACCTTTGACGTATCAGAGTTGGATAACGCTGACGTTCATTGGCTGCAAAAAGAGGATGCAGATGTATATGCACTATACAATGAGCCTGAAAAGGAAAATGATACAAACTTTAAGCACATTGGAAAGCTTGGCTCGTTGTTCGTAGAAGAATCTGGGGAACTTCTGTATGCATTTGCCCCGTCTAATTTCTCTGCCTATCGGAATAGTTTCGGAGGGAAAGGCTACGCTGTATCTATGGATCTCAAGCAGGAGGAAACCTACGAGACACCCAAAAATTCCGAATTAAGGAAGGTAAATAGAATTACATATTTTGGAGATATACCGGAATCAATGCCGGATTCCGAAGAGATCCCGCAACCGATATATGGTTACATGGCCAAGTGGGTGAAGGAACAAACTGACTTCTTCGGATCAATGGCAAAATAGTCAATAAGTGCGTTGTCAGCATTCGCCACTCCCGGAGTATTCCGGGAGTGGCCGCTATGCGCATAGCGGCGGGGAACACTTTTGATATGCCCCGCCACCCGTGCCACTAGGTGGCGGGGCTTTGCCGCCGGAATGGTGTGTCCCTTGCCGGTTGCAATATCACCATAGCATTTTCAGCATGGAAAAGTAAACCACACATTTGATTCAACCAGAATCAAATATGCATAATCCGGAATCAAATTTGAATTTAATAGGAGGGCGAATTATGGATTCAAATACAGGCCAAACATTCATCGAGGAAATGCAGCCGAATTTCGATGCCCTCCCGGAAAGGCTGAAAGACGAGAAATTCAGGAATCATCTGACGAACCAGCAGCTTTCTGACGTGTCCGGCGTTCCCATCGCCACCACAAGCCGGATTCTTTCCGGTGCCGTATCGAACCCCGGCTTTTTCCATATCGCCGCGCTGTGCGCCGCTATGGACGTGTCAATGGATTCCGTTGCAGGTGTTCACCAAAGCGGAGATCAGGCGGAAATAGACCAGCTCCGGCAGGAGATAGCATACAAGGACAAGATAATTGCCGAGAAGGACGCGGCGATAGACCGCCTACTGGACAGGAGCCGCATTATGGAGGCTGGTGTCGCGGCTAGAGATGACCGCATCAGCAAGCAAAATGCAGAAATAAAGAATGTCCGCAGCTCATACAAAATCCTTGTGTGCGGGCTGTGCGGCGTTTGCATTACGCTGACATTTGTGTGGGCAATCTATGTGATTCTGGATAGCCGGGTGCCAGACCAGGGGCTGATACGTTCTGACGATGTTTCTCCGGTCGTGTGGGCAGGTGCGGCGGCTGTTATTGTACTGCTGTTCGGTCTTCTGCACTTCACTGTAAGCAAATTATCAAAAAAGAGGGATACGCTATGGGAAGAAAGAAAAAAGAGCCGGGGGTAAAACTCCCGGCTATTAAACAACTCCCGTCAGGGTCGTGGCGAACAAGAATCTATATTGACGGCCGCACAGTCTCCATAACGAAGGACACATACGACGAATGCGCCGCTGAGTACCTGGCACTGAAAAACGGAGTTATCGAAGCACAGGCCGGGGCATCCGGCAAGAACATCACGGTGGAAACAGCTGTAAAAAAATACATCGACAGCAAAAAAGGCTTCCTGTCTCCCTCCACAATCGCGGGGTACGAGAAATTCAAACGGGCTATGTTCCAGTCGATGATGAAGAAGAACATTTTCGCCGTTTCTGACAGTCAATGGCAAGCGGCAATTCGCGCAGAGCGTCAGGCGGGAAAATCCCCCAAATACATCAAAAACGGGTGGATGTTCTTTTCCGCCTGCATCGTTGCCGCAGGGGCGCCCCGCCCGGAGGTCATGCTTTACCCGGACGAGCATCACGAACGGGCGTATCTGGCACCGGATGAAATAGACAGGTTCGTTGAATCTGTAAAGGGCGCACCCGTAGAAATCCCGGCGCTGCTGTGCCTGTCCAGTCTCCGCCGGTCGGAAATGCTGGCCTTGACGTGGGACAATGTGGACTTGGACAGCAACGTGCTGTACGTTCGCGGCGCAATAGTTCGCGGCTCGGACGGGATGGTGTCGAAGAAGCAAAACAAAACGGACAAATCCAGGCGGTCGGTGCCGATCATTCCGCCGCTGCGTGAAGCTCTGCTAAAAGAGCCAGAGCGGCAGGGGGCGGTTGTCCGCATGACCGGAGATTACGCCCTCACGCTGGTAAAGAAAGTCTGTCAGGCCGCTGGCGTTACAGTTGTTGATCTCCACGGGCTGCGGCACAGCTTCGCGTCATTGGCTTATCACCTGCAAATGCCGGAGATGATAGCGGCAAAAATCGGCGGCTGGAATGATCTGTCCACGATGCACAACATCTACACGCATCTGGCAGAAAAGGACATCGCGGACAAGTCGTGGCAGTTCTGCAACTACTTTTCCGATGAGGCAATAAAAGAACGCAATTTGACACGCCGTTTGACACAGAAATAGATTTTCATTAGAATAGCAACAGCTTTACGGTTTTGCTACCGGGGTTCGATTCCCCTCGGCTCCACCACATCAAAACAGCCCCGGAAACATATTCCAGGGCTGTTTTCTTGCTTTATTACATTTTCACGGTGAAATATAAACATTTATGCCTAGAAAATATTTGTACGTTCGAGTTATTTCTTGCCACTTCCAAGCGTTTATTCGTACCAAATTTGACACGCCATTTGACACGAAATTTGCCACGCTTACCGCTTATACAGCCCCTGCACCACTCCGACGTTTTCCGCCCGTTCAATATCCCGCCTGTGCAGATACTCATACACCGCCATCATGGCCGCAGGCGGTTCGCCCTTCTGCTTGCGGTATTCCTCGATGTGGGAAACAACGGCCTTGTGCAGGGCGTTCATGTGGTTCATTTCCTCCCCGCTCAGCCTGTAAAACAGGTCTGCCAGCTCCGGGTCGTCGTGCTTGTATTCCACGGCCAGCTCTGCGTAGGTGTGCGCGTCCTCCAGCTCGTCCTCAATGTGCTCCATCAGCAGTTTGATTTCTTTCATGGCTTACGCCTCCTTTATGTATCTCAGAAGCTTGTCAACCTCTGCCCGGTCAAAGGACAGCTTGCCGACAAACGGGATGTCAAATTCCAGCGGTTTCCGAATCTGCGGGGCAAATGCGTTGTAAAGCGCGTCCTCGTCGATGTTTCCGTCCTCCAACACGCTCAGCATTTTGACGGCGGGAATGCTTTCCAGCTTTTCAAAAATCTGCGGCGTTCTCTTGGCATACAGGGCTACCACCCCGGCGACAACGACGGCTTTCATTTCCGGAAAGTGGGGGAGAACCTCCTGCTCCACATACCGAAGCGCCCCGTTTACAAAACGTTCTTTTGAAACCATAGTTACCTCCGATTATTGTCGGGGCGGCGATTGCCGCCCCGTTTGGATTAGCCAGCAGCGGCAGCAGTGGGCGCAGTCCAGCTGTTCTTTGCGGGCATCGGTTCAGGGCACACATTCCCAATGGGAATCACGGTCTTGGTCAGCCCGGACAGCGTGTTCAGGGTGTTCTGCATGCAGCTGAGGTTTGCGGTGATCTGGGCATTGACAACCGCCTGAGCGGAAATCTGCCCTTCAACGCCACGCAGACGGCCATCCAGATACTGGTACATGTCCAGTATCTTCTGGTCTGTATAGGTGTTGGCGTCCCGGAGCTTGATATCGGACTTGAGCGCCGCGATCTCAGCCGCCTGTCCTGCTTCATACCGGTTCACAACGTGGTCACCCTCGGAGCAGTTGCCGCCGAAAATGCCACCGTTCGCCATGCCCAGCAGGGTGGAAATGCCGCCGATGTAGCCGCCGATACCGCCCACGCGGTCAGCAGCAGTGAAATTTAGAGACATATAGAAGTCCTCCTTCAAAATATTAGGAGGTGGCCACCTTCTACCTATAGAATAACAAAAATCCCGACGGTAGAATCATCATCTACTCGTCGGGATTTCGTCAACAAATCGTCAATAAATCGTCACGCAGAATCAGAATTTCAGATTTTCAGGGAGCTTGTCACTGTACTTTCTGCACAATTCATATTCTATCCGCAACTTTTTAACCGTTCTTGTGATAGTGGCTTGGGACACGCAAAACTTGTGGCACTGTTTTGTCTGGCTCCATCCGGCGGCTCGGGTGCGGATGATCTTTTCCTCCAGCGGCGTGAGAATCGCCAGAGAACAGAACTCATCCAGAATCACCCGATTCCACGGGACTTTATCCACTTATCACATCAGTCCTCCTTGGGGGCAATGTAGGTTCTTGCCTGCTTGCTATCGGAGATACCGGCGGTGGTAGGATCATTGACCACGCCCAGAATCACCAGCAGGGCAAACACGGCGTTCACCACGGCCAGCAACTTGTCGCCGATTTCGCCCAAGTCCAGCGTAAAGCCGAACAGGGCGGCTACCGTCTGCACCAGCAGAAGCAGCGCGGGAATCGCGGCCAGCCAGAAGTTCTTGTTTTTGATGCGTACAATCCAGTTAATCATTTTGTTTTCCTCCTTAATTATGCAACGGTATTTTGCGCACTTCCTCCATAACTCTTTTTGCAGAGCCATTCCCGCCAGCGGCGGCGTATGGTTCGTATAAGTAGTCATTGAGGTTTTCATATTCGTCTTTGGTGATGTATCCACGTTCGATGTACTTCATCCCCAGGTAAATGATACGGTCGTGGGCCATTCCCACCAGCAGCCGGGTGTTCGCATCGTTCTTCTTCCGGCGGGCCTCCAAGAATCCCCAGAAGCCCGCCGAACCCACGAACGCCAGCAGAATGGTAATAGCGGTTTTGATCCATTCGCTCAAATGGTTGTCCTCCTGTTTCTCAGCCGTTCCACCGGCTGTACTTCCCGTTGTCCTCGTGAATCCCCCATCCGTACAGCCCCAGACCGCCCCGCCCGGGGATTTTCTCGGCCTGCACCTCCTGGGCTATGGCATACAGCTTCTCCGGGGAGATAGCCCCCGAGAGGTCTACGGCCTGTCCCGTGGTGTGCAGGGAGTTGGATACCCCACCCACCTCGGCGTTGTGCTGCTTGCACCGAACACCGGAATTCACATTCAGGGGAACCCCAGCCCGACGGCGTATCTCATCCGCCATGCGGACGGTTTCCTCTGCGGGTTCTGCTGGGAAGCCGTTGCAGTATTTCCCGCCGCACTGGCACCGGAATTCCTCCCGGGTGAAATGCTGGATACCGTCCCAGAACGTCCCGGTTTTCGGCGCGTCGCTGCTCTCCGGCTTCTCCACCTTTACCGCCGTCCCGGCGATAGCGCCGATGAGCATTTTCTGGGTAGCCGCCCCCGGTATCCCGTCCACGGCAAGCCCGTAGTCGGACTGAAACGCCTGAATAGCCGCTTGGGTATTCCTGCCCTCAATGCCGTCAATCGTGCCGGGAGAATAGCCCAGATAGGCCAGAAGGCACTGAATTTGCTTTACCGTCATACGTTCACCTCTTCCCAGCCCTGGGGGTATGCGGACGGCGACCATACATTATTGTCCAACGTGGAGCGGTACACGTTACTGCCCTCCGTGCAGCAGTCGCCCTTATTGTAGGGGCTGGTAGCCATGGCGACGAACGGCAACGCTTTCGCTGGGTCGGTGCTCCAAGCGAACCCCCACTGTGCGGGAAGTTCCTCCGGCTCCTGGGTGTAGATAGTGCTATCATAGGACTGCAACAGCCGCACCACACGGCCAGCAGATGACCGGCACACAAACCCGGCCTTGCGCTCCAGCATGTTTTTGTTTGCGACAGCAGCCTTGAAACTGGGAATATCACTATCCGCCGCGTTCAGTTCGGTGCCTGTCATGTCCGGGGCTTTCTCCTGCAGGGCAAGCGCGTTCGCCCGCCCCTGAGCATACATGATGCTTTTTCTTTCCTCTTGTGTCACAGACTGTCAACCCCTTTCTTGTAGGCTTCATCCAGCTCTTTCAGCTTTTCCTCACCGCCGCTGGCCTTGATCTCGGTGATTTTCGCAAGGATGGCGTTTTTGCGTTCTTCGATGGTCATGCGTTCACCCCCAGCGCGGTTTCAATTTCGGATAATGCGGCTTCGTACTCAGTGTTCTGAGCAGCGAGATCCTGATACTGCTCCCGCTCATACTCCCGCTGTACAGCGTCCAGCTCCGCCCACGGCTTCCATGGGGCGATCATCTCGCCGGTGAACACCACGCCGTCAGCGCGTGTCCACGTCTGACCCGCTGGGATGAAGCGGTAGCCCTCAACGTAGGTGTCGCACTTACCGTCGAATGCGTCTGTTTCAATGGAAGTGTCCCCGCTTCCGGGGGAAACGTGGCACTTAAACTCGGAATCAATGTAAATCGTCCTCATTTAATCACCACCTTCGAGACCGTGCCGGGAACAGCATAGTATTCAATAGCTACGTAATGCTCTCCCGAAACCGACGATATATCCAAAGAAATCGTTCCCTCGCCGGATGAATCCGCTGTCGTCTCGGCAATAAACGTTGGCGCTGCTCCCGGCGTATCGGTAAGCCCGATTTTAACGTATCCGGGCTTACTGGTGCCCCATGTAGCCGTTACAATGAGCGAGCTATAGGAAGTGATATCGATTTTGTTTACCGTGTTCACGGACGCACTCAGGCCGCTTTGACCGCTGGTATCACGCCTGAATACAATGCCTGTTCCACCAATGGAGACGGTTTCTCTGTGTCCATTCTGAGTTTCCCATCCGCCGGTGATGGTTTCATGCAAGTCACCGGGACTATAAATTTCGCCATCCCACCACGATACCCAGCTGCCGCCCTGATAGCTGTACGCAGTTTTTTCTACCCACGCGCTACCGATATACTGCTTTGCAGCAAGTGGGTATACCTGAATCCCGTTCTTTCTAAGGGCATTGAACTCCACGTTGCTGTAAGTTCCCGTTTTGAGCCACACCATGCCCGCCGCTGGCTCCGTTGGCTCTGTGGCGGAAAATACCCAGCCGGAAATGGCGGTATCCGTATTTACCCAGATGGTATTTTCCCGCGCGGTAGTGGGCTGAGTTGTTCCGCCTACTATCTTGAAATTTACGCCTGCGCTACCGCTGCCAAATCCCTCAAGTGCTACTTCTCCCATTACCTGCTCACCTCCACAATAACAGGAATATCCACCTCAGGGGCTTCATCCAAGCACACAAACGTTACACTTCCGGCCTCCGTTTTCGCGTATGTAATCGCTGCGCAAGCATCCCGTATAGCGCTGTCGGTGCCCGCGTTGCCGGAATAAATAGGCCAGCTTTTCACGCTTTCGTTGCTATCGCCCAGAATGGAACTCAGGAGGATTTTCTGCTTGTACGTGCCGGAATTTGAAGTCCAGCCCGATGCAAGCAACGTCACCTCGTATTTCTTTTTGCTCAATCCGCTGAGCGCATCCGCCGGGGTGGGATTGATTACGTTGGGGCACAACTGATTTGCTAGGCTATCAGGCAGAACAGACGCTTTATTGTAGGGCGTGCCCTCCACAAGCGGTTGGTCGTCTCGCTCAATCGTCACGCTCAGCGTCTGCCCATTCATTGTAAGCTTGTACTGCCCCGGCATTCCCGGTACTCTATCTGTCATAAGGCTCCTTCCCCAGCGTATATTTCACCGCTGTAACGATAAGTTTGCTTAATTCCCGCGATTCTGGAAACTGCAATTTCCAGAACTTTTTCAATGCTGTTTGCTCCATGCCATGTGAGATTTTCCATCGTATTCGGCAGGGCGTTTGAAATAATAAAAATGCTCTTTATCTTTGCCACGTTACCCAGATATCGCGCCATCTGGGACGCTACCGGCCATTCTGCGGCGGAGAAGTCCCCCGGCAATCCCCAGTCCGTTTTTACCGTTAACTGCTCCGAAACGCCCAAAGGCGGGAATTGCTTCACTATTTCCGAAACTGCCGTTTCCACACGGTTCAAGTCCGTGTAACTGTACAGTCCTTTTTCGTTGCCCAGCAAAGCATCCGATTCCGTTCTATCTGTTACCAGCGCCATCAATAGAGCACCTCCATTCCACCAGAATAAATCTCGCCGGAATACGGCCACACCGATTCAAGCGTTACTTCAATACCCTGAATCTGGATAGACGCGGTGTGCCCGTTTTGCGTCAGTGTGCTATCCATGGAAGATATAAAGCCGCGTGTAATTGTGCCCCATGGCGTAAGGCTTGAGGCTATATCTCCCGCTTCCTGCCCCGAAATAACCACCTTTTGAGTTGCTGTCTGCCGTCGCTGTTTGGCCGAATATAGGCGTTCAGCGGCCTCTAGAGCATTGCCGTTGTGAATAAGGGTGCATTCCGATACAGAGGCATAATTGCCGCGTTCCTTCGCCGTCGCTTCCGGATTTAATTTCGTGAACGTCCGAGTAGTGTGCAGGTACGTTTTCGCTGTGAGTTTTACCTTTCCGCTGGCCGTTATCTTCACCCAATTCACGTCGGAACCGGTGATTTCTCCGCCCTCAATCACGTAATCGTAATGGGGAGCAGAAAAGGTGAAAAGCACATTCTCTCCGTTTACTTCTTCCTCGTTCATCAGCGTTTCCGTTACATCCTGCTGGGTGTATGTGTGGGCTATCACTTCCACCCGGGCATATCTCGGCGCGGTTCGCACGTTGCCGCCCAGAAGAATTTCCGATTCCCGGAATCTCTGCGTAACGGCGGACGGGATGGGCAACAGCCGTATTTTTGTGGAATCCTGCGTGGATACCAGAGCACCCACCGAAAAGGCTACACGCTGTAGCGCTTCTCTCTGGGAGCATACAGGCAGATACCCGGTGACGGTAGAGCTTGCAAACTCCTGGGCAATTTCAAATTCCCAGTTGCTCAGGATATCGGCCACCATTTCGGAAAGTGGCCGCTGGTAATACATCCCGCCAAGAAATTCATCTGCCAACAAGCCGATTGCAGACTGTGCCTCAATGGTGTAATTGGCTTCTGCTTTTCGTGTGCTGGATTTGATATACTGGGTAGCTCTCAGTTTCCCATCCTTGTACAGCTCCACTCGCTGGTTCTCCTGCGGTAAAAAGCTCCTGTTCTGCGGGTCGTAAATGTTCACCGACATTGTATCCACCGTGAGTTCACAGATGGAGGGGTCGATTTCATTCACAAGCCGCACCGACGTTATTTCATTCGCCCCAAGTAAAATTGTCCGGCCAACTTCAATTCTTTGAATCTTGGCAAATTGGCCGGGGTGGTTTGTTTTTTTCAGGGTGATTACAATTTTATCGAAGCTTTCCACCGTTTCCAGCAAAGTCCAGTTTGCGCTATCCGGGAAATAATCCTGATTTACAATGAGCGTTTGCCCGTTGTACCACGATACGTGGATCTCACTGCACCACTGTTCCGTGGCGGGGGAAAATGTGAATGTAAAGCCCGTAGAGCTGTACGGCACCGGGAATGTAATGGTGATTACAGGGGGGCTTTCAAGTTGCCCATTCTCGCCGGAACGTGCCACGCTCCACCAGCCGGGGTGCGGGTCATCCGGCAACAGTTTTCTAGTCCCGTCCAGCCTCCACAGCCCCGGCTCTAACGTGGCGTATGCCTTGCTTTTGCCGCCGGATGCTATGAGCGCGTCGGAGGAAAACGCATTCCCCCCGGTGCTTTCCGCCATCATTTTTTCCTGTGCGCCCTCAGGCGCATCAATGTAGTTTATTTCTAAGCTCATACAAGTACCTTCGGGGCTTGCGCCGTAAAGTTTATCTTGATTTCTCCCCACTCCACGCCGTTGCTGTGCAGCCGCCGGATAGGCTGAGTTCCAGCAGTAACGTACATCCTTTGTGTAAGCGTCCGCTGGTTGTAGGGGAATACGCATACATGAGACGCTACCGGTTGGCTTATCGCCTCCCAGAAAGCGTCCAGCGCCTCCATATCGCCTTTATCAGCTACCACCATAGTGTAATTGTAGTACGTGCCGATTGGGTCGCGGTAGATGTTCCCGTCCTGTGTGGTGCTTGCTGCAATGGCATCCTTTACGGAGAAAGAACGGCTAAGCGATAGCACGGAAACATTGTATTCCACGCCATCGAGAAGAAATTGAACAATCACATAATCACCTCTTTAGCAAGGCTTGTCCCGCGCCGCTGCGCTTCTGATTTGATTTCCGGATACAATGCGCGTACAAACTGCGCAAGAGTTCCCTCGAAGTTCACCTCCGTGGTGATGTTGATTTCTCCGATTTCCTCACGAACGATTTTTCGGAGTAAATCCTCGGGGGCTTCCAAATTCGTGCCGTTCCGCTGATCGCCAAGAACGGCCATAAACGGGGCGTTTGGAGGAATTACCGCACCAGATGCAAGGTAGGGAATGCCCATAGCCGCATCCGAACTAAACAGAGCTTGCGGGGAAACTGCGGCGGGGTTTCCAGATCCACCGGATTGTGGGCTTGCGCCGTTTTTGATGGTAACGGTGAATGTCTTCCCCTGCAAACTGTTAATCTTGGATTGTATATTGGTAATATACTCATTCACTTTGTCGTACATATTTTTCCATGCCGTTTCATTATCCGTTTGCATGGTGGCAAGCGTACCAGACAACGTAGTGCCGATATTTTCTATCGATGTTTTCAGCGGCGATTCAACGTTAGTCTCAAACCATTTTCCTACACCTTCCCACTTACTTTTCAGCGTATCCGCGCCGGTGGTCGCCATTTCCTCAGTGGCTTTCTGGACGGATTCCATTCCTTCGGTGGTGGGGGTGACAAACTCGTTTGTAATTTGCGAGCCAGAGGTTGATGCAGCGTTACCGACTTCTGTAATTCCGGTTTGAGCTTCTGCCATTACGCTTGTTATAGCCTCAAATTCAGCCCTATTCGCCGCAAATTCTTCATTAAACGCCGCCACTTGATCTTGAGGCATTTTTACAGCCGCCGCAACCTCCGCCATAGATTCCGTTGAGCCGTCCGCCCACTTCTGAATTGCTTCCGTAGCAAATCCCATATCCATAGCTTTTTGCAGATTCTCGCGGTATTGCGCCATTGCCAAAGTGTTATCTATCATATTTTGGCGCATAGCTTGATACGTAGTAGCCGAAGCGCTACTCGTTTTATCAAAAAGCCCAATGGTGGAATTCAAAGAATCCGCTGCCGATTCTTTAGCATTCTGGAATTCTTCGGCAAGTGCTTTTTGTTCCTCGGTAAGTTCTGCGGTAGTCCCCGCGGCTTCCTCCTGTGCATCGGAAAGCTGGCCTGTACCTTCCGTGGTATCTCCAAGCTGTTTTTTTAGTTCAGCTAATAGTGCATCCTGTTCGGAAACAGCGTCATTTGCGGTGGCAATTTCTCGGTTTAAGTCTGGGATTTCGCTTCGGCAATCAACGTATGATTGAAGCAGTGCTTTGGTTTCTGCGGTTAGCCCCGTTACGTTCCCATTTTGCGCCACAAATACATCAGCCAAATGATCGAGTTCCTCGGCAGTATATCCAAGCTCGTTTTGCAGCTGGGTTTGCACCGATTCAAATTCATTTGTAATTGCTGTGAGGTCGGCTTGTGCTTCATAAAGATCAAGCGTGGCCTCTGCCTGAGCTTCCAGAATAGCAGAATAGCGCTTTTCCTTGGCCGCATACAGTGCCTTTTGCTTCATGGCGTCGATGTTTACCAACTGCGCCTTGCTGTTCGCTGTAAGCAAGCCGGTTTGCTCGTCAATCTGTAAATTCAGCTCAGGGTATATCTCATTCAGCAAATCAACGACGGTAGCATAGTTCCTCGCGGCATCCGCCGACGTTGATACTTGCGGGGCAAGTTCTTCAAGCTCCTGCTTGAGCAAATCCGCCTTGATTGCGTTTCGCTCTATCAGTTGCTCGGATTCCTCATATTCGGTGTTTGCCGCATCCACCGCATCGGTGAAGTCCTTCATGTCCCCCGCAAGGTCTGCGGAGGCGGACGTTTCGGACATCCTCTGCAATGCGCTTGTGATTCCCTGAATAATGGGGGTAAGCCCCTCTAGAATCGGAGTACCGATTTTTGCAAGGAACTGTTTCCACGCCTCGGAAAGCTCGCCAGTAACGTTCGTCCACTGCTCAGCCTCTCGCGCCGCCTGCCCGATTGCGCCGGATGCTTCGTTGCCAGCCTCCACCATGGAAAGTAGCACATCGACTTTTTGTGCTTCGGAAAGCTCTTGGAAAGATTTCGCATACTTCTTGTTTGCGGCGGTGTTTCGCGTGGTTTCCGTGGCGGCAATGCCCAGAGCGGCATCATTAGCGTAGTTGCCCTTTAGGAAAGATAGCAAAGATTCTGTAGTTTCCTCTACCGATCTATCGTAGTACGCCGCGCTATCCGCAGCTGCTCGAAGCGCACGGGATGCAATATCCATAGCGGCTTCCGTATCGCCACCGGCTGATTTCGTAAATGCAAAAATCTTTGTAAAGGAGCCTTGCATTCGCGTTGCGGTAATGCCGGTTTCCTTGGAAATGGAATTCAGGGATTTTCTGGCTTCCTTCTCAACGCCAGAAAAAGCCTGCTCAAACTGCGCATTGGAAGCTGCCACATCCGCCGCCGCTGCGACAGCCTGTTTGCCCAGCTCCACAAGTTCCCGTGCAATGGCTTTCAGCGCACTGATAAGGGCTTCGGCGGATAAGTGCGCCTTGAACATATCCTTGAAGGAGTCGCCCGCGCCTTTTGCCTTGTCTCCTGCGCCTTTGGCCTTTTCGCCAGTATCCTCAATCTTTTCGCCCGCGCCCTTGGCTTCCTCGCCGCTTTCTTTTATCTTTTCGCCAACATCTTCAACGCCTCCAGATGCTTCCTGCGCCCGCTCCTGAATCTCATAAAGGTTCTCAATAATATGGTGCGAGCCTGTTTCGGAATCGGATTTCATGGCATCCCACGCCCGTGCAAGCGCCTCTTGCTGATTGTATCCAAGTTCCCGGTACACGCTGGCAATTTGCATTGCCCGCTGTTTCTCACTCAGGGAATCATTCGCGCGAATCGTTTCGATTTTGGCGTATGCGGATTGGTAGCTCGCTGGCAGCTTCTCAAATGCTTCCTTATAGTTTACCTTCTGGAATCCCTTTTCAATGGTGTTGGCGGCCTTTGCTGCCGTTTCTGCCGTCTTGGTGAAAAGCCCTTGCAGCTCGTCAGTGCCTTTTTTTACGCCTTGAGTATCAAGTTTAGAATCAATTAAAATCTGCCCGTCTGACATTTAGCCACCACCTAACAAGCCCTTGATTTCTTCCCGTGCCTGCCGCACTGCGTCGGTGTCCTTGTTTTTCAGCTCCACAAGCTTCCGGTTCTCGCGGTAAAATTTCTTTTCGGATTTATCCAGCTTTTCGCCTGTGGAAAGCTTGTTTCTGATTCTGAGCACCGTGCAGAACAAGCCTTTATCAATGCTCATGAACCAGCCGTACACCGTCCACCAGTGGATATCCGGGGACAGTCGGATTTCCTGCCCGGACACCTGATTCAGCGCCGGAATGATGATATCCGCGTCCTGCTCCCAGTCCATCAGTTTAGGCCGAATCTTCCCGTCCGGTTCTCTGCCGCAATCCAGAAACCACCGTGCCTTTTCTATCGCTTCCGGGATATCCGCTGACGGAATCCGCGCCCACTGAGGGAATATGTGGCACACCATGTTTGTGACTTTTTCCGCTCTCCCTTTTTCGGGGTTGCTCAGCTCAGCTAGTGCGGCAATAGCATTTTTCCACCCGTAGTTAATGGGGTAAGCCACCTCCCCGACAAGCAGGGAGGTGGGGAGATCATACGCGGCCATTACACCGCACCATCAGCCGTAAAAGTAAACGCTCCGTCCGCAACCGAAACGGAACCAATAGTCCGTTCGCCGCCGTAGGTGACATTGATAGGCATGGTGAGATTGCCGCCGCCATCGCCGCCCAGACTGCTGATTTCCACGGCGCACGCCTTGTAACGCTCTGCAAAGAACTTCGTGGTGCCGTCGCTGTACACGTACTTATGTACAATCAACATATCATTGTTGGACATTGCCTGCGGGTTCTGGTCTCTCACGCCCTGATTCCAGATCTGGATAGCGGCCTTGTCGCCGCCGGAGATCTCCCATCCGTCAAAGCTCTGGGTAATGATGGGCTTTTTCATGCTGGAATAGGCGTTGCCGATGATATCCTGATTGGTTTCGCGCTGCCAGTCGAAGTCCTCCTGCCCGCTGTAAACGCGGATACCGACGGGTGCCCACTCGGGGGCAGTAGAAGTGCCAACGTTCAGGTTCGCAATCAGCGTTTCACGCGCAATGGTAACGCCATCGGCAACATTAAAGCTCAGATTATCAGCCATATTTCTTTCCTTTCTGCGGATTTACCGCCTTGTAAATTCGTGTGTGTAGTTCACAGTGATTGGTATTAGCCAATCCTGCGTTTTGTTTTCGTTCGGTTCGAGTGCATAGGAGTTAAAGCGCACGGCCTTTGTGATTTTCCGGCTTCCGGTGAGTGCGGGATAGGCTTCCAGTTGATACAGATTGCCGCCTATCGTTACTGGCTCACGGCATACCCACGCGCCCAGCTTGTCCAGAAAGTCATTCGTCCCGGCTTTCACGTACTCATTGGTAGCGTCTGTGCGATACACCACGTAAAATGGGAATTGGCATTCCTGCCGGATGTTGCCGACGATATCGGATTTCTCGGAGTACACCAGCGTTCCACTTTCCGGCTCCATAGAAATACCCCCGTCTTCAGACAAGTCACTTCGAGAAATGACCCGCCCATTCAGACCGGGGTATTGGTTTAGCAGCTCTACAACGGCATCTTTCAGGATTTCAAATCCTTCGCCGTCAACGCCTATCGGTTTTGGTGTTCCCATTATCCAGCGCCGACCTCCTTTTTCACCAGCTCGACCCACTTGTCGCAGTCCTTACTTTTGGCCTTATCGAACCATTGGCTTGTCCTGCCGTTTGAATAGGTTAGGCTTTTTCCTGTGGATACCTTCTTCTCGCCCTTTTTCGCCCATGCAGAGCGGGATTTTTCACCAACCATCACGTTTCCTTCATACAGGAATCGCCCGGTAGGAGCTACGCCCGCCACCACCTGCCCAGATCCAGCGATAGCAGCAGACGCGGCCTTTGTTTCGTTGATGAATTGCCCCGTCAGCATTGGCATAAAGGGAACCATAGAAGTCATAATGGCGCTATCAAGGGTGAACTGCGCACGGTTGAAATTGCCCTCCAACCGGCTCATATCCACCTTAATGTCCACGCCATCCACGACGATGGAGAAGTCCTTGAAGTGGTGTATTTTCTGCGCCATATCATTTCCCCCATACCTCGATCAGCGGAATAACGGAGTGCCGGGAGACAGACGAAATTGTGAATACGTTATCCTTCGTGCGGTTCATGTAGGCGTAAAATCCTTCATTTGTCCAACGTTCGTCGGAATCCGCCACAATGCCACCATCCCATTCACCATTCCAGAAAAAATCGCCTGTGGGGCTGAATGTAATGGAATCTTCGCTCCCATCCCATTCTTTAGGCTCCAACAGGCGTTTCCCTGCGATATTGACCACGCCGTCTTTTTTCTGGTAATGAATTCCCACGTATGCGCTATCTTTCGATTCCGCGCCATACTTGGCAAGAATTGCGGCACGATCTACATTAAGATTGCAATTCTTAATGATGGTGGGGTACCACGTAGCACCTTTCTCACGGTCTCCGGGCTTGCGATTGAATACAGTAACGGTATTTTTGTACATCACAGCACCTCAGGATATACGCCCATGTACAGAAGATTCACGCCGTTTGCATCCTCCACGCCGGACAGACCGTCACGAACGATATTGAAAAGCATTTTCCGCTTCGCGGCGGTATCCTTCACAGCAACATCTATTGCCGTTGTGCTGCCCTGCCCTTCCATGTAAGATATCGCCTCGTTACCGGCTTCCACGCGGGAAATGATTTTCCGCTGCAATCCGTTTTCGGTTTCAATGTACCCTCTGCTCATGTTGGCGGCCTGTTCCGCCTCGTAGATTTGGTACAGCGTATTCACCAACTGAGCAGCGGTAAATTTCACGGCATAGGCTGAATCCTCGTCCACGGGGAACGCCTTTTTCAGCTTACGCACGCTATCAATGCCCGTTGTATATTTATCCATTGTACGGCAAGCCTCTATTGCCAGCCGCTCATAGATGTTTTCATCAATTGGGGAGTACCACCGTATATAATCCTCAAACGTGATATACATTGGCCGCCGCCTCCTGCTGCTCCAAAAATTCCGCTATGATATCTGCTTTCTTGGCCTTTGTGATGCTATAGCCCAGCTTTGCAGAAAGAGCCTTGATCTCCGGTATTGTCAGTTTTTCAAGGCTCTCCTGCGTATAGCTTGCCATTGAGCTATAGCCGGTTAACCCCCCTGACTTTCTCCGCCGCTAGCGGCCGCCGCAATGATCGCCGCCATATCCTTGTTCAGCGTCTTCACGCCGCAGATCATATCAATGGAAATGGTATCGGTTTTGGTGGTGATGTTGTAGTCCTGCACCACGCGGAGGCCAAAACCGTCGTAGTTCACAATCGCTGCATTTGCCGCGCCCTGCGGCAGAACCAGAGGCCGGGTAACGAATGCGAAAGCGTTTTTGTGGAAAGCCAGTCCCAGAACGCCCGCAGTGTCCGCGTTCTGGTCAACGTAGAAGTCCATGCCGAACTTCCGGCCAAGAGACGCTTCACGCAGCGCAGTACCCGCGTCGCCCACCTTCTCGGCGCTGATGAACAGGTCGGTTTTCAGCAGCTTCGTTTCGGTATCGGTGTTGTACACAAACCGGCGCTCGGTCAGCGGGGTTGCAGACTTGGTGAGGTATGCCCGCGCGTCAATCACGTCGTTCTTGATATCGGTGGTCGCCGTCACCTTGTTGGTGATACCTGATGCAAGGCCAAGCAGATAGCCGTCAACCTTATCGGCGAACGCCTGCATAGCGGGGACAATGAACTGCGTGGAGAAGCTCGCAATATCCATCGTCAGCTCCTTTGCGGTGACTGCGAAAGATACATCAAGGAACTTATCCATTTTCACGGGAACGCCGCTTTCGGTAGCATCCTGCACCGAAATAGTTCCGGCAAACTCCTTTGCCGTAAAGGTTGCGGGCTTGCGGATGGTGATGGTATCGCCCACACCGGTGACAAACTCGCTGGAATAGTCGCGGTGTACCAGATTCGCCATAACTGCGTTGTTTCGCAGCACCATAAGGGCTTCACGGGCGATAATGTCGGGGGTAAGAATCGTATTTGCCATAAATAAAAAACTCCTTTACTTCTTTCTTGCGGCGATATAGTCCGCCATACTCATTTTGCTGAGGTCTGTTTGCTGGCCGCCTCCGCCATTTCCGGGATTATCGAAGCGCGCCGCGCCGCCGTTATCTTCAAAAAGATATCCGCTATCGGCACGCAGCGCATCCAGCGCGGCCTTAATGTCCGTTTCCTGATTCTTGCTGGCTTTCAAGGTATCAATATCCAGCAGTGCCCGGATTGCCTTAGCGCTTTTCCCCTTGGCACCGGTGATAGCAGCGTCCAAGGCGTGGGAGAATTCCATATCCGCGATCTTCCGATTGCTCTCGGCAATGGCATCGTTGTACTTCTTTTCCCAATCCTTGGCAGACTGCTTGATGGTATCGACGTCCTGCTCCTCAAAGCCGGAAATGGTCTTTTGCGCCTCACTCAGCTGGCTCTTG